ATTCTTAAAATCTCAACAGAGATTGGCATGTTCGGCTAAGGTACCCTATAAATTCCCTACAAATGCCAATCTCAATTGAGATTATGAGGTTTTGTTAAAGCAGACCTCAAACTGCTACTTGATTTATGTATTGCTACTACAATGGGTCAAGCAACCCTCCACGCCCCAGGACTTATGAATTGCCTGGTATCACTATTTATCTATAATATAAAGCACAGGCCATGGAATCTATAAAAATCTCTCTAGTTTAGCCATCTTTTTCTTGTAATTCTTTATACCTTGTTTTTTCTTTTCTCTTTTAATCTCTGATGGTTTCTGATAATATTGTTTATCTTTAAATTCTTTCATAAGGCCGTCTTTTTGTATTTTTTTCTTTAATACTCGCATGGCCTTTTCTAAATTTCCGCCTCTTACTTCAACTGTAATACTCAATTAATCTCCTCACCAATAGCGTAAAAGGTGGAGGGCATTACCCCTCCACCAGGACTTGCACTATGATTGATAGGTTTAGATAACATCTTCGTCATCTGACTCACTATCATTGTCATCCACTTGTGAAGCTACCTCTTCTTGTCTTTTCTGTTCTGCTATCTGCTCAGCAGTAGCACCAGCGTCAACTTTAGTGTATAACTCCATAAATGAAATCTTTGTATCACTATCAAATCTGTTAGTACAAACTTCAATAGCTTTTATTTTATTAGCAAAAATTGAATACGCTTGAACAATGTGTACCAATCTTCTTGTTGATATAATCTCATCAACACCACCATCAAAGTAGGTTTTTCTGATTACATCAGCCCAAGTTACTAACTTCTTACAAAAATCTTTGTCTGATTTTCCAGACGCTTCTTTGTAAGCAGCGATTAAGATTTTTTCTTCAACGCTTGGTTTTGGATAACTTTGTTCAAAGGTAATTGGAAATCTTTCCAAAAACGCTTCGTTCAGTACATTAGTACCGATAAATTTACCATCATCACTACCTTGACCTTTAGTATTGGCAGTAGCAATAACATTGAAACCATGAGAAGGTTTTACAAGTCTGTTAATCTTTTTAACAAAGATACCAGAACCTTCAAGGATTGGTTGTAAACACATAATCTTATTACTTGCTAAGTCTATCTCATCAAGTAAAAGAACAGCGCCTCTTTCCATCGCTTCAATAACCGGCCCATTTTGCCAGACAGTTTGACCTTCTCTTAGTCTATAACCGCCTAACAAGTCATCCTCGTCAGTTTCAATTGTAATATTAACTCTAATAAGTTCTCTCTTGTTTTCAGCACACGCTTGGGTTACACCCAATGTCTTACCATTTCCAGAAAGACCTGTAATGAATACAGGATAAAACATTTTAGACCTGATAATTGATTTAATGTCAGTATGATTACCGAAATTAACAAAACCAGGAAACTTTTTAGGAACAATGTCGCCTGTTAAAGATGAAACCACATAAGCAGCTTCTGATACTGTATCAGTTTCAGGCGCTTTAGTAGTTAAAACTTTTTCAGTTTGTCCTTTATTAGTTTTAGAAACAGATTCACCATCTTCTGTGGGTAATCTGAATAATGATTTGCCGACTTTATAGTCGGAATTTTTAATTAACCATTGTGGAGCATATTTACAACCAAACTTTTTGTTTGCTTCTTTTAACTCTGCAACAGTTAGTTCGTTTGTACCAAACTTTTCAAAAGCGTGGTCAACGAATTCTTGTTGTTTTGTATTTAACATAGTGTTTTTTCGTCCTTTCATATTATATAATTCCATTATACAGGCCTTTTTTATAAAAGTCAAGCCATATAATGCTCTTTTTTGTCACTTTTTTTCCGTTACCAGGTAACGATTTACCATTTAGCTGCGACATTTACGCAACCTCCTGTATAAATTTATTTAAAACTACTCTGGAAACCAATCGATTCGCCATTGATTTACCAAATATTCTTTTGAATTCTGATGGTGTACCTTTTTTAATTGGAGCTGCTTCCATACTAAAGTTTTCAACAGCAAGTTTTTTACCATCAAGTAAAAAGAATTTATCATAACCATCAGCGTCAACAGCAATTGCTTTATCTGTAGTTAATTGTTTTCTTAATTTAGTTATTATTCTATCCTTATGAGAATAATCATCATAAACTTTAACATATTTTTCAATATCCCACCTTTTAACTCTTTTAATAACATAGAAACCAATCACGGTAACATAGTCATATGATTTTCTAATATGATTTAATAAGTGGTCAGTAATTTGGTGTCTTCCTGCAAATTTTTTATTGTTAATACCATATACATTTTTCTTATCCCAATCACCGTCAACTCTTGGTCTACCATTAATCTCGTTTTCTGGATAATTACCAGAACCGTCAGTAAGGGTTATAAAAGTAAGTTTTTCAATACCATATTTTTTCTGAAACATTGGTATCATTTTATTCATGTAAATAAGTGACTCATTTAAAGGTGTACTACCAAGATAATATTGATTTGGCATACCATAGCTGTTACTCATAACCATATATTCTTCACTATTATAATCCACATTTCTTCTATGAGAATATCTATCATTGAAATACATACCCATATGATATAAAGTTTTCATTGCTTCATCCATTTCTTGTTTTTTCATTCTATGGCTGATACAATTAACTAATTTAAAATTCTCAAATAACCATTCACCAGGTTTATTACTAAAACCTTTAATTTTTCCATCATCACCATAACCTCTATCACTAGTAAAGAAATAAACCTCAAAAGGTATATTAACTTTTTTAGTAAATTCTACAAGGTTAATTAATTGTTTTACTGTATTCATTAGAACATCTGACATTGAACCAGACCAATCTAACAACATCATCATACCATGGTTTTTACCATCAGGTATAATAGTTAATCTTTTAAATATATCTTCACTATATTGATATTGTGGCAATTTCAATGGGTCAATAATACCAGTTTTATCTGTACTTGCTCTCTTATAAGCAGTAGCAGCTTTTTTCATTTCAAATTCTTTAACAAGATACATAACTGTTTTCTTGTTTTCTTTTATAAATTTTTTATATGATTTATCAAGCCAAGCTGAATATGTGTCTATACCTGAATTATGTTTTGATTCGGAAACTTTCCAATCTCTCATATCTTTTAGAAATTTTTTATAACTAACTAAACAACCATCATCTTTAAGGTTTGGAGTAGGTATATCGCCATACAAATAACCTTTATTTTTTTCGTCTAATAATTTTTCGGAATTTTGTGCAAATGAATCGTCTGTAATTGCTTTTAATGGTTTATCTTTTTTTTCAAGACCGCCAGCACCTTTAGCATAACTATCTGCTTTACCTGTATCTTTTTTATCTTCTTCTTTAGCGTCATCAGGTTTTGAAGAACCTTTACCATCTTTATTTGAATCTTTTTCACTATCTGCTTTTTGGTCACCAAAGTTATTGAAGTCATTTTTTTCATCTGCTTCATCTGATTTCTCAACATCACTTGAAGCTTCGCCTTCACCATTATCCGATTGACCATCTCCGTCACCATCACCTTCTTCGTCTTCATTAAGGTCATAAGTAACACTTATAATATGTTTATCAAAATCTGGTAATTTTTTCATTTGTTCAACTTGGTCTTTTTGCCATTCTAACATTTCTTTAGCCAAAGCCAACACATCATTAAAAGTTTTTAATGCGTCAACTTTAGCTAACCATTTATTATCTTTAGAAGCAAAAATGAACGGTAACCTGTTTAATGATTTTGACCTCAAATTAATTTTGTCAATAATCATAAAATCTTTATTAATATCTTTACCACCAAAACCAAAAAAGTTTTGTTTTTCTAATATATCAAATCCATTTTCATAGTTTCTAACTACACCTGGATATTTTTTCTGTATTTTTAAATCTATTCTGCAATCTTCTAGGACATTTACATATGACCTTAATTCTTTACTGTCAATAGTTTCCCATTTTTTCATAGGTGTCCATAATGCGTGAGCACATTCGTGTGCTATCAACATATCATATACATCACCTGATTTTTGTTTGAATATTGGAAGAGTTAAAACTCTATTCTTTACATCAAAAGAAGCTGTCTTAACATTGTTGTGTTGAATTACTATATTTTCTGTAGCAAGAAGTTTTGCTAGATTTGATTTCACATCAAAGTTCATAGTGTTTTTCAAGTCCTTTTTAATCATAATATAGGGATAGGATACAGGCCTTTTATGTAAAAGTCAAGCAAAAAGCGCTTTTTTTTTAAATTTATTTTTGAGACCTGGTAAGGGTTTCCTCAGGTGTTGCAAAAATACAACAGAAAAATATTCAATTCTAGTTGAATCCTATTCAATTTTCTGCTGGTTTGTGATGGATTGTTGCGATTCGCAACTATCTTTGGTCGCCGGAACCATGGAGTGTTCCGTTCTTCTTACGGTTTTCTAATTTTATGAGATTATTGTTAGCAATGTCGGAAAGCTTACACCCAATATCATCAGCCAATACAGCAACATACCACAAGCAATCGCCAATTTCAGAGGATATCTCTTGATATAAGTCCTGATTAATCTTATTTGTGCCATCTCTATATATTTTCTTTACTTTGTTTGCAACTTCACCTGCTTCACCGGTCAGTCCCAAACTGGGGTAAATAATGGCCTGTTCTCTCGGATATATTGCCGTTGTCTTCGCTACCTTTTGATACATGTCAAGGTCGCTTATTCGTTTGTATTTATGATTCTCAGAGGTTTGAGTACCTAATTCTAATTCTAATTGTCCAGTCATTGGTTATCTCCCTACCTGTGGTAAATATTTTAATTTAGTTTCTTCCCAATTCATGTATATAATATCATCATAGAAATGGGAATCTTTTGATAATCGGTCTTGTTTTTTCAAACTAGCCAGCCGTTTCTTAGCGTATTTGTTCTTCCAAACATCTGTTAATGCTTCAACTGAATTGTCAAATCTTCTCTCTAATTGGTCTACCTTAATTTCTTCTCTTAAAAATTCTTTAGTATTGTTATATAATTCACTAAAATAGATACCTCTAGCATGTTCAGATTTAATTAATTTCTTATCTATATCTAGTTGTCTAAAGGTAAAATTGTGTGACCTGTTTCTATGGTCTCTCTTATGTGGTTGTCCGGAATCTTTCTTTGCTACATACCATTCAAAGTATTTGTATGTGTGGTTCTTCTTTAACCACGCCTGTATCATCTGTCTTGTAGGTAATAATGGTTCATATGATACACTACCAGCAGTCCAACCCATTTTCTTCCAGTATTTCAATCTATCGTATTGTGATAATGGTATTGCTTTTGTCTTACCATATAAAGATGTAGTGGTTATACCAACTAATTTATCTTTGTATTGATATTCCCAGGTGTCTTCAACCGTTTTTGATAGACATAATAAGGCTAGTAGTTTCCCACCAACCAGATTGTATCCTAGTGGTTGTACTGGTACAATGGTACTACCAATGCAAGTATGATTAATCATTCTTTGCGTCTTGGCCTGTCTTTCCCAACCAATATGATTATCTCTAGGTGTTAAATCTAGGAAATCAGAAGACATACAAGTAATACCAAGGTATTTACCTGTCTTTTTATCTCTAATAAGAAAGTTTAAATTTCTACCAATGTTACTGTTATTTTTCATGGTAGATAGGAAAGTCCTTAAACCATTCCAAATAGCAGGCATTTTACTACCTGTTATAGATGTAACCTCATCACCATCTGTCCATAATAATTCTGGTTCTAAATCAATGTATTCTTCGGGGTCTTCTGGTAACCAAAAGTTGTTTTTAATCTCTTGTAATAATGCACCTTGGTCAGCATTGACCAATGTAGGTTTGTCATCAAAAAAACTATTAACTTCTTGTGTAGGATATCTGTCGTGTACCTCACACCATTTTTGATATAAAGTATATTCTTTTACATCCATTTGAGATACAAAAGATAAGTCTTTTACTACTGCTTGTTTTAATGTTTCTGTATCAGGCGCTTCAATCTTATCCAAAGGGTTGTGTTCTTGCCAACTTTCCCATTGGTCATCAATTGTCATGCCTTTTTTCCATCCATACGCCATAATATAATCCTACACTAGTTCAATTAGAATGTCAAGCTTGTTTATTTTGTTCCATATATCTCTTGATTCTCTTGATTTCCTTAGCAGCTTTTTTCTTAGCCATATCTAATTTCAATTTAGATACAAGTTCAACAAAATTTCTACCTATGATATGGTCATATTCGTGCTGACATATACGACTCATCATACCATCTAGGTGTGCCTCTTGTAATTTGCTTTCACTATCTTCATATTTTATTACAACCTTTCTAGGTCTTCTAATATTTAAAAATAGGTAAGGATAGGTCAAACAACCTTCTTTCATCATAATCTGTTCTTCACTAGAGGATATAATCATAGGATTAAACATTGCTAACGATATACCATTTTCTATTTGTGGATGCCCACCTGCAACAAACATATTGAAAGGTAATCCTACTTGATTACAAGTAAGACCTAGTCCACTAAATTTCTTCATTACTAAAAACATAGCTTCTGTTAGTTCTTTTCTATCTTTAAACTCATGTTCTTTCAACATATCATCTGTAAAAGGTGCTATCGCTGATTGTACTCTAGGGTCTGATGGTGGTATTAGTTTTAGTTCTTTCATTATATTGTTCCTAACTGTGTAAAGTTTTGGTGTTTCTCAAATTTAATTATGTTTGTAAATTTATCAAATAGTATGTCACCTTTATGTGATATAATAAAGATGTTTTCTTTAGTAAATGTTTTAATTATTTTAAAGAAATCGTCTGTACCTTGGCCGTCTAATGATGAATCAAATAACTCATCAAGTATTAATAGATTTGTATTGGTACTATTTTTCATTCTAGCAATATCTCTCCAAGAGAATAACAAGGCTAAATCTATTCTCATCTTCTCACCTTCACTAAAATTATTATAGTTAAAGGTATCTCTAAATCTACTCTTAACCGTTTCATTAAACTCCTCATCTAAATGAAATGATATGTAGAAGTCCATTGCCTGCAAGTATTTATTAATCAATTGATTCATTATAGGTACATACTTCCTAATGATTTGTGCCTTAGCACCTTTGTCATTAAGTATCTCTCTTAATACATCAACATAATCTTTATCTTCTTGTACCTTTGCTAAATCAAGTTCTGCTTGTTTTAAATCAACTCTTAATTGTTCAAGTTCTAATTCTATTGATTCAATATCACTATCTCTTTCTTTAGCTGTGGAAATCTCTTGTTCAATTTGGTCGCTGTGAGTTTTCAAACTTTCCAAACTTGATGTTATCTTTGCCACATCCACCATCATTGATTGTATCTTTGTTGATACCTTTCCGTAACTCATTAACTTCTCTTCTTGTTTGGTAAGTTCTTCTACGAGCTTGGATAGTCCTGAGTCTAGTTTCCAAATTGTTGTGGATTCGTGATTGCATTTTTGTTCCTTAAAAGTTTTATCAATAGATTGTGTACAAACTGGACAAGTATCATTATCTTTAAAAAAACTTAAAGTCTTTTTATGAATTGCTAAATTTTGTTCTATTTTAGTTTCAAATTTCTCCAACTCCTTAACCTTTTTGGAGACCACTTCCTCACCACTTAGTTCATTTTGACTTACGGCTATAGCATCATTTATGGCTGTTAGCTTTTTATCATATTCTAGCCTATTTTTCTCATTTTCCACTAGTTTATTTTCTTGTACCTTCTGGTTGTCACTACCTTTGGTTTCCAGAGTGTTTAAATACTTTGCTTCAGTATCAGTCTTCTGCTTAATCAACTCTTGTTGGTGACGCACCTCCGTCAACTTTTTTTGGAGGTCACTCTGTTGGGACCTTAAAACTAGGTCCATTAGGCCAAAAACTCTAATATCAAGTATCTCTTCAACAACTTCTCTTCTGTATCTTGGTTTCATCTTCATAAATGGTTCGTATGAGGAAGAACCTAATAAAACCACCTGAATAAATGACCTGTAATTAAGTTTCATTATATTTGTTTCAAGATACTTTTGATAATCTACATTGTTGGCGTCTTGATTAATCATTTTACCATTGCAAAAAATTTCAAATAAATTTGGTTTAATACCTCGTCTTATAATATAGTTCTTGGTACCAACATCAAACTCTACCTCTACCAAACAATCACCATTGTTAATAGTATTGACCATTTGTTCTTTCTTTATTATTCTAAATGGTCTATTGAATAATACAAAACATAATGCGTCTAATATGGTTGATTTACCAGAACCATTGGAACCTACAACTAAAGTTAGTTGTGATAAACTTAAATCTATTTCTATTGGTATATTACCACTTGATAAAAAGTTTTTATAAGAAATTCTTTTAAATAATATCATCTTGTCTTTCTAAAATACCATCTCCATATAGCTGACCTCGTCATTGATACACAAGTAAAAATCAAAGCAATCTGAAAATTCTCAAATATTGTTGGTGTCATGTCAAATAAAGGAAATATTAATATCTGTATTAATACAGCAAGAAAAAATCCACTACCTACATCTAATATACTTTCTTTTATATCTCTTTTATTCACTTGCCTCCATATATAATTCTTTCGCAAAAGCTTTTAGTTTCTGTTTATCTAATTTTATATCCGCTTGGTCAATATAGTTACCTAAAAATGTAAGTGTATCTTCACCTTGTTCTAATATATTTTCTGGTACTGAAGCTCCTATATCTGTAGGGTCTTCTATTATATCTATTGCGTGTACATTAATATGATTGTAAAGTCTATCCATAAGTCTTTCAAACATATCTGTGTCTGTCTTTTCTGATATAAAAATTTTTAAAAATGTATGGTTAAACTCTTTAATATCTAAATCATCATAATCCCTATCTTTGTCATTATAAATTATTTTTTTAAACATTCTATTAGGATTTTCTACCCTTGATAGTTCTCTTGTTTCTGTATCAAAAATGTGAAACCCCTTTGGACAATTATAGTCCGACCAAGTCATTTCGTATTGTGCTCCAAGATAATAAATGTGGCCATCATCTGATTTTTTGTGAAGGTGGCCAGACATAACCTTTTCAAATCTTTTAAACATAGGTTTTTCTAAACCTTGTTCATTCATATGACCATTATGCATTTCAAAACCCTTAACCTCTAAATGACCCATAGCAATTGTAGCTGTAGAGTTCTCAATAGTTCTCATGGTTTCAACATAGTTATCATCACATATCCAAGGTATGAATAGTATCTTTAAACCATCAAATTCAACATCCGTTGCGTGTGTATATACTATGGCGTTTTCTGATATGTTTAAATTTTGGAGGGCGTTAACTTCATTTGTATTCTTATAATAGGTGTCATGGTTACCAATAATAATATGAGTTTCAATACCCATATCATCTAGTCTATCCCAAAATACTTTTTTAAAGTTATGGGCGGTGTTGTGATTAATAAATTTTCTTCTATCAACCACATCACCTAGGTGTACTAAACAATTAATGTTATTTTGTTGTAGGTATGGAAAAAATTGCTCATTATAAAATTTGTTTTGAAATTCAATAAAGGCGGGGTTGTCATTCCGGCAACCAAAATGAGTATCATTTAATAGAATTATTTTCACTTTTTCTTTTTCTTCTTAACTGCTTTCTTCTTAACTGGTTCTTCCAAAGGCATATTCTTTCGTAGAAATTCTGTGAATTGATTTTTAAATTCTCTATCTTCTCCTGGTTGTAATGCCAGGTCATCATAATTTGATTCTTGAATCATTCTTTGTTTAATGATTACTTGTTTCTTTTCTTTTTGAATTCGTCTTACAAATGCATAGTATATTATTTGTGTAAAATATGCAAAGGGATTGTTTGATTTCTCTGGATTAAAATTATTCAAATATGTCAAACAATTTTCAATACCATCACTAATCATATCATCACGATAGGTATAATTAATAAAGTTAGGTCTATATGATAAGTGGTTTGCTATCTTTAGAAAACACTCTCCAATATAGTCGGGTACTGGTGGATTTTTTAGTTTATTTCGTTTTGCCTTGTTAACAATCTTCTTATATTCAACCATTGCGGCCAAAAATTCCTTATTGTTAACATAATGTTCTGACTTCTTTTTTGTCTGTGCCATAATATCCTCAATTTGGTTATATAATACTCTATGTCGCCTAAAATGTCAATGCTGATTTGGTTTTATTCCACGGTTGACATTTGATTTTTTATGCGTATAATAAGCGGTGTAGCCGTTTCAGATAACACCTTAATGAATCGTAGGTGGCGTTTCCCCATCATCATCAAATTCTCTAAATATCTCATTTAGTTTCTTATTTTCTTCGGAGGAAAACTCTTTCCTGTGGTAGCCTTTATCTCTTTTCGGTTTATCCAAACTGTTATAGTTTTTACATACAGCAGTATAGTTACCAGTCATTTCCAAAGAGGCGTTAGTTATTGTCATAATTTTATCTTTCGGAATGGTAACAATCTGGTCACCTGTATAATTAGTCCAACGAATTAATGCAATATAATCCCTAAACCCCATTGGTGTGATTTGAGGAATATATTTAATCTGTAATGGCTTGTCTAAACGAATCAATGGTCCGTTTTCAGGAAGTTGTAACTCCCCTGCTGGCAAGACGCAAACTATATCGTCACCATTAATTAGTTTGATTATTTTAACCTGTGGCTCTTTCTGCATTGTTTAACTCTACATTATGGATTTCATATTCAAAATCTTCTTCACCATATATATTTATTCTTTCCCTAAAGTGAGATAAGGTATAATTTTCTTTTTGGTTATATGTTAAATCATCTGCTATATCATATAAAGTTGCATGAGAATTATTATCCTTTAATCTTAATCCTCTACCTATACTTTGTAAGTTTCTTATCCGTGACTTGCTAGGGCTAGCAAAGATAATGTTATGCAAGTTCCGAATATTAATGCCTGTAGAGAAAGTCCCATAACTTGCAACGATAATAGCTCCGTCAGAAGATTCCGTAATTTCTCTAATCTTTTCTCTTTGGTCTGTATCAACTCCGCCGTGAACATAAAATACTTGTTTGTCAACAGCCTTTGTTTTAATTGATTCATATAATTCCTTTCCATGTTTTTCTACATATTGAAATAAACATAGTGTATTGCCTTGTAAACCGGAGGCCAGATTACGGATATATTTATTCCTCTTATCAGACTGAACAATATAATCCATTTCCTCTTGGTAAGTCATACCATAAGCATGCTTACACTCAATGGCTCCGTGTTTTAAAATTAAACAAAATATTTTTAAGTCGGCAAGTTGTTTCTTTTCTTGTAGTTCTACTGTAGATACAACCTTATTTACTGTACCAAACAGGCCTTCTAAAACAAGTTTATGTGTTTTGGTACCATCTAAAGTACCAGTTAGACCTATCTTATATGGGCACCTTTCCAACTTTGTCAATATCTTTGTTAATGAAACAGCTTTAAATAGGTGTGCTTCATCACCTAATATCATGCCTATATCTTTAAAATATTTTTTAGGCATATTATAAATTGATTGCCAAGTAGATATAACAACAGGTTTATTAGTTTCTTTATCGTGACCTTGATATATTCTATGTACATTTCTTTCAGGCGACCAACCATAATCTTTGAAGTCTTTAAACAGTTGTTCCACCAAAGAAGTGGTCGGAACAATAATTAATATTTTTTTCTTTGTTTCTTTTAACCGTAAAATGTTAAACCTAACAAGAAGATAAGAAACAAGAGATTTTCCACTAGCGGTAGGTGATAGTAATAAACACCTATTTTTTCTAACAGCATGTATGAAAGCCTCCTTTTGATAATCTCTAACTTTTAATGGTATGTTTAATGCTTCAATAAATTGGTCTACCTTTTTATCATCAACTTTAGTATCTTGTATTTTAGACCCATCCACAACCTCAACATCATTATCTTCACACCACTTTAATATATATGGATATAATCCGACATAAATTTGGCCAGTTTGGTATGAAAATAATCTAATCTTTCCATCCCACACTCGGTTTCTGTATTGTGGCATAAACTTGAAACCAGGTACTTCAAAGGTAAAGAATTGACCTAACTCTCTTCTTATATCTTCGTCTGCTTCAATTTTTAAATAGACATCATCTTTCTTGTCTATTATAATATATCTGCTAATAGGCATTAAACTGCGCCGGAGGTAAACTTACGCCAATCTATAGCATTTTTTATTGTAAAAGTTCTATTAGTGATTTGTCTAATTGTTCTATCTAAAAAATCTACAGTAGCTTGCAAGTAATCTACTTTTTGTTTTGCCTTAATATACTCATCATCTGCTTGAATATATTGGTCAACATCTTGTCTTAATAATTTAAATTGAAAAGGTTTTTGTTTATACACCTCGGGGTCTGCCTTACCGGTATAATATTCCCATAAAGACTTTTTAGTTTTGTATAAGTCCGTTTCTGCCCGGCTTAACATTAACTTAAACTTTGATAAGTGTTTTAAATATTTGTTGTGTAACTGTGGAGTTTTTAAAGATTCTAAATCTAGTTCAGTATCATTAATTTTCAAATCCGAATCAGCTAATTCTTGTAGTTTTTCTAAATCCATAATAAGGGTATCCTAACATAATTTAATCAAATTGTAAAGCTTTTAAGAGGTAGTAACAGTTGTTCTGCTTCCACCTTTTGTAGCAAATTCATATATTTTATATTTCATTATAACACTTGCTGACAAATAATCAATATCAGCAGCTTGTTGGTCAAAACTCAAACCTGACAATGACACAGGAAACATATCAGAAAACCTTACTTCAATATTACTATTGTTTTTACTAGTTAATACATTAAGAGTTGCGTCTGAATATACAGGTCCTAATGGAGTTGGTCCATACTTAACCTTACCAGCGTCTGTTGAACCGGAACCACTCCCTTGTATTGGAAATCTGTCCTTAGCGGCGTCCACAAGAGTTTTATGTTCTGAATGGTCTCTAGGAAATCCTAAACCTGTCAACCAACCATGTATCTCTCTATAGTTTTCTAAATTTTCATCAACCAAAAAAGACATCTCTAGGTCACCATATGTTAATACGGTACCAGGTGTAGGTATAACCTTTAATGAAGTTGTTTGTTCAGCCGTACCTAATTCAACACCAGGAATATTAACTGCTGTACAGAAATATTCCACCTTAGGCAATTTGAGAATAGAAAACTTAAACTGCGTTGGAGAGGCGTAATCAAACTTAGTCGGTTGTCTTTGTATTGCGCTTGTTGTTGTCATACTTATATTTATCCATCCTGGAAGGAGGCCAAAAAAAAGGCGGCCATAAAGACCGCCTTTTTAGTATCGTTGAAAACTCAACAAGTATTACATCAAGTTTGCTACTTGCACTCTTTGGTAATATCTGTTTGCGTTAGCAGAACCAGCGTCATTTACTGCCGTAGCAGCACCTGACTGAGCACCAGTTTCAGCGAACGGATTAGCAACTAAGCCATATCTCGTTTTGAAACCGATTTTCGGTTGGAAAGTATCTTGACCAACTGCTCTAACCATTTGTAATGGTACATAAGGACAGTAGAACATACCTGCGTCATAAGGTGAAGTACCTTTATAACCAACAACATAGTATTGTGTTGCTGAGCTATTAGCTGAGTATGGGTCAATATAAACTTTAAATCTGCCGTTAAGAACACCTGCAAATGTATTGCCTGTGTCATCAACACTCAAATTATTGTTTAATGCTGGTGTGTAATCTAGGACACCCGCCATTTGAAGAGCAGAAGCTACATCAGCTGAACAGATAATCATATTACCTTTTCCTCTACGAGTTCTTTGTGCTATTCTATTTGCGTCACGCTCTAGTTGGAACATAAGTCCTTTGAATCTCTCAACTGACCATCTACCATTAGAGTCTGTGTCTAAATCAAAGATACCTGCTGTAGTTGTATTCGTAGCAGCACCTTTTTCAGCGTTAATATAAATTGTTCTAACAACTTCTCTGTTAATCTCTGCTAAAATTTCAGCAGAAAGAATGTTTGCAAGCTCAGTTTCAGCGTCTAAACCATGGATTGCTTTTAAGTCTTGAGCAAGTTCCATTGTATATTCAGCTTTAAGAGCTCTTGATTTAGCAGTAACAGTTGATTTCTCAATTGAGAATGCCATTTCAGCAAATGCATTTCCACTAGCGTCACCTAATGCTTCAGCCGCAGCTGTAGTCATTGCAGTACCTTTTGTGAAAGTACCAGCAGGTGAGTCGTT